TGCGCCCGTTACCGCATAAACGTCCCCCGCCTTGACGAAGAACTCGGCAACGTACTCGGCCCTCGTCCCAACGTCCAAAGAGCCGTCCTGTGCAATGGTGGACAGGAGGTATTCACGTGTCGGGGTCAGTTCTATGTCACGTCCGGCCATCTGCTGCCACGCATCAAGAACGGCCCTGCGATCTATTGCGAAGTCAAGTTCGGAAGGGTCGGAATCCTCGCCAAAGTAGGCAAGGTCAGCGAGGGTAAGTTTGTCCCCGTCCTCATTGTAGGAAAGCCCGTACAGGAACGAACCCAGTCCCCCGAACAGGGTAACGGAGTACTCGGCATCGGCTGCACCCTTGCGGACAACCTTATCCAGTTTGCAGTATCCCGAAGTTAATATTTCCAAATTTCCGCTATAAACAACGAACGGAGTCCGAACCATAGGGTTATACCCCTCAGCCCCCGAAAGCCTGTCAGAACGCAAATAATGCCCGAAAATGCGGTTATTTGCCGGAGTAGAGGGGAGAGTGATGGTTTGCGTGAAGGAATTGCGGACTATAGTGGGGTTCGACATTTCCTCAAGCACGTAGTTCCACAGGATAAGACCCTGTTCCGCAAGGTCTGCCCGTTGTCCGTCTATATAGAGTTCAATTTGCCTTCTCATATTACCTGCGGATATAGTCCTGTGCGATGTCTGCGTTTATGGTGTACGCCACTTTCTTCCGGCCCTCGCCCTTGAAGGTCTTGTATTCCGTAGTCGTGTCCGTCAGCACCAGCGGGAAGGGCAGCGCCTGTTCCACGTCCCACAGGTACACGCAGGGGGAGTTCAAAAGGTGGTGCATCTTTAGGCTCTCGGCATCAGTGAGCCATCCTGTACTCATTTCAACCTGTCGGGTTATTTCGTTCACGTAGTTGTCACGCCCCCTGTTGGCGGAGTTGCTATTGTCGTACATCAACCCCCGTTCGTAGCGCTTGAGCGAATCCCTGCGTTTTGTCAGCCCCTCAAGGAGGAAGGTGTCCCACCCTCCGAAGGCGTTCACGTAGTACAGGACAAACGCCCCGCAAGGCTGCACCCTGTAGGTCGCCCCGTTTACCTCAACACTCGCAACGTCCTCCCCCCATTTGGCGAGGTCGAAAGCCACTGCCCCGCTCCCGCTCTGCCGGAGGTTCTCTATGCCGAAATCCACGTTGAAGTCGGTTGCAAGGAAGTCGGCAAGTTGTGCGATGCTGACTATCTGGAACGAGGAGCGCCCGTCCTTGTAGGTAACGTTCAGCCGGACTGATTCCGCATCGAACACAGACACCACCAGCGGGGCGAGGGCCGTTGCCTTGCCGTTGATCGGGGCGCTGATGCCGTCCCGTTCGGGGTCGTGGTTGTAGTCGTAACTCCAATCGTTGCAGAACGTGACGGAATCCACCTCCACCCCGTCCACCTGTACTGAGGCCTCAAGGGTGTACGCATCTTCAGCGAACGCCCCGTCACTCCATTCGGGGCGGGTGCGCCCGAGGTAGTCTGCGACAATGTCGTTAATCCGTATCTTGATGCTCGTTGCATCGGGTTTCCTGTAGGCCTTGCCCGTATATATGGCGCTCCCGTCCACGACAACGGAAAACTCCACCGAGTCCCCCGCCCCGAGGTCAATGTACCTGTCTTTCCATATCGGCTGAATCATATGAGTGTTTTCTAACTAAATAGCAGCGGAGCGGGCAGCGGAAATGAAAAGGGGGCGTGCATCACTGCGCTCCCCCTTGGATATATATGCAACGTTCTACCCTGTGTTTAGGCAAGTGCCCCCGTCAGATTGGGGGCTTGCGTGTGCATTATTCTTCTTCCTTGATTCCCATTATGTATTTCGCAGCCCGCTCGGCCCTGCTTGCAGCCCATACTATCATCCTGTTGTCGCTCTTGAGGGCCTTTATCCAGTTCTGCAAGTATGCTACAGAGTTTTTAAAAGTGCCCTCGTTCTCCACGCCCGTAGCGCTGCAAAGCATTGCACTACCCATTTCGGCAACAAGTTCCTCACGTGAGTAACTCTCGCTCCCGAACGCTACGGCCTTGATGTCGTTGCCCCTGTCAAGCCTTGATTTCGCCTTGGTGCTATGCACCAGTTCGTGAAATGTGGTGGAGTAGTACTCGCTGATATTGGCGTACTGGGTCGGCATAGGCACAACCACTGCATCCTCGGAGGGCGAGTAGTATGCCCTGTTGCTCGGCTTGTCGTTGTAAAAGCGGAGGGCGGTTTCCCTGCTGAGGTAGCCGTTAATAACCTCCTCGGCAGTGGTGTCAAGTTCTGCGGGCTTTACCTCGCCTTCGGCAGTCCCTATCTTGCTGCTGATGCCCTCGGTGTCACGCAGGTGGAAAACGTTGTAGTACTTGAGTACGGGGATGGTCTTGAGTTCCTCTTCGCCCGTCTCCTCGTCCTTCTCGGTGTACTGGTATTTGGTGTAGAATACCACCATACGGCTCTTCGCACCCTTGCGGATACTGCCACCCAGTTCCTTCGCCTGTTTGAAGGTAACGTATTCGCCCGCCTCCCCGAGGAGGAGTTGGTTGATAAGTGAGTACTCCCTACGTGTAACGTAGTTGATTGCCTGTGTAGCCCCGTCACCCTTAGCAGCGCTCCAAGGCTGATTCCAAGGGATAATCCCCTGTTCCATCTTCTCAATGATGCGGTCGGTAACGATCTGATAAACGTTGTTGCTTGCCTGTGCCATAATGTAAAAGTGTTTAAAGTGTTTATAAATGATTGTTGATTGTCTATTAATGCCTGTAAAAACTGATTTTCAAACCCCTACGGAGTTTGCATATGCATTTGTCGCCCTGCGATGCAAATGCCCTGTCAAGCAGCCTTTCTGCGAGGGCGTTGTCCTCTACCATCCTAAGGTAACCCGCAACCCCTACGAGGGTATTTACCTTCTGCCCGTTGAAGAGGCCGTATACCTTAATCTTCCATTCGAAATTTACCTGTGATGTTGTGTAGCGTGTCATAATGTTGTCGTGTTTTAACGTTGCAAATATACAAACAAGTTTTGTGAAAACAATACATCTACACGACAATTCATACAAATTTTCCACAAATTTCCCCGAAATCCACAAAAAAACAGGGGCGCATCCCTGCGACCCTGCCAAAACAATCAAACAAAATGACAACAAAACTGCTATTGCGGGGCTTCAAGTTGTCCCCGTATGTTGAGAACCTTGTACAGGGTTTCCCCGTCCTTGGCAATAGCCATAACGATTTTGTCCCTGTACTTGGCATTGATCTCTTCGATGCTTTCCTCAAGGTCGTGCGTTCCCTTCGTCCCCGCCCTGCTAATCTTGCGGGCAATGAGGAAGGCAAGGCCTTCGGGGGTCGGTAACTTGCCGTTCTTGTCCGGCCTCGGGAGGACCGGCTTCACCCGTATCCATTCAAGAATCTTGTTTACGGGAGGCCAATGCGGGCGGGTGTCGTTCTCCACGTATTTCCAATACTTGGCCAATGTCAGTGACACCTCCCAGCGCTGCCCGTCCCCTTCCACTTCAAACTCCACGCTATTCAACAGGTCGCCCGATGCGATGCGCCCGTTAGTTATGAGTTTGTCTTGGTACAGGTTGCGCACCTCCTGTCCGTATTCCTCCAGTGTCTGCCGGAGGTTGTCGAAACTTATCAACTCCATAAAATATATATTAGTTATTGCGAACGTACTTTTTCCGTTGCGCCTCTTCCCAAGCAGCCCTATCCCTGCGATAACTGAGTATGTTCAAAAACTCAATGGCGGGTTTCCGCAGCACCTCGTCCCAACTGCATCGGCACGTCTCGCTCGCCTCGGCTACGTTTGCGATCCAACCCCACTTCCCCGCAAAGCCTCCTTCGCCTTCGCTATCTCCTTCAGCGCCTTCTCCCTCATCATCGGGTCTTTTATCCTCTTCGCTGCCCGTTCCGAGGAGTTCAGTGAATCCGCTATCAATGCGTTGTATGATGTCAAAAAAAAAGCGACTACGGCAAGGGCATCCTCTGTCGAAAGGTCACAGACCGCATTCTGTACGTCCAGCACATCATATCCCTCATTGTAGCGGTGACCCTCCGGCACAAGCAGCACCGAAAGCACCTGCGGGAAATGCCCTTCCACGTCCTGTGCATAGGTCTTGAAATCTATGTACTGCCCTGTTTCAAGGTTACGGAAATCTCGCACAGGCCGGAGGGTATAGCGCCCGACCTTGTATTCGTCCCGCACCTCAGCCGTTTCCACGTCAGCCGTAGCGAGGAAATCCGCACCCCTTGCGAGGGCCGAATAGTCAGCGAGGGAATAGTGCAGCAACTCTTCCTCCGGCAAACCCGTGAGGATGGACAGGATGCCGACCTGCCTGTCGAAATCGTCCAAGCCCTCGTTCCTGTCAATGGCAACTATCTTCAAGTAGTCGCCCAATTTCAATTCTTTGTAACTCGTTATCATCGTATAGTTATGTGATATTGTCCGTATCCGGCATTCTGCCCGAACCTTGTGTACAGGGCATATCTCAGCGCATCCAAGGCGTGATTGAAGGTGTCTATCGGTACGTTCAGCGGGTTGCCGTTCATATCCTTCATCCAAACGTAGTTCCGGCCCTCGTTGATGAGGTTGAGGCTTTCCTTGGTAAAGTGCAACGTCCACCCCTGTAACCACTGGATTTGGAATTTCAGTTTGTCGCTCCGCACTGGGGCGTCCTTGACACAGGGTTGGATATTGAAACCCGCCTCCCGAATCTCCGCTATGCTCTTAGGCTCTGCGCTATCCGCATAGATGGGTATTCTGTTAGTTATAGCCCGCTCCCGCAGACGTTGCGCTATGTGCCTGTTCAGCATAGCCCGCTCATAGCACAACTCCTCGCACCACGCCTCTTTCTTGCGGGGGTCTGCCACGACCCTAACTATGGCGGTCGGGTCGTTGGTGAAACCGAAGTCAAGCCCCAGCACCTCCACCAACTTTCCCTCAACCTGTGGCATCTTGTCCACAAGGTCGAACGAATAGATAACGCCATCAAGCGTTCCGAACTCCCCAAGGCCGTAAACCTTCCACCAATTCTCGTCCCCCTTGTTGGCCTCAATCTCCCGCACCTGTTCGGGCGTGAGGAACGTGTTGTCAAGGTACGTTGAATTGATCGTCACGCAGTCGGGGCGGGGTTCGATTTTCTCGTTGCCCCAAAACGAAGCGGTCGGGTTGTAGTCCATCAAGATGAGGCCCTTTGTACGGACGAACAATTGGCGGGCAATCTCAAACGGGATGTTCTGTATCTCGTTCAAGAAGAGCCGGTCACGTGCAGGGCCGTGAACCTTTGCGGGGGCATCTGCGCTGAAAAACTCAATGATGCTTCCGTTGTGCAGTTCGTAGATACTTTCGCTCTTGCTCCAACAGGTATCCTCCCACAAGTCCCCGAGGGTGTTCTGGAAGTCACGTATCGCACCCCTCTTCAAGTGCGGGAACGTTTCGGAAACTACGGACGTGATAGTGGGTCGTTTGTCAAGGAGCGACAACTGGTAGATGATTTGCAGGTTGCTGCACGTCTTCCCGCTACGTGTGCCACCTCGGGACGATACGAACCGCTCCGTCTTCGCTATTGCATCAATAGTCCTCCAATATACGGGGGTATACTGCATCCTACTTTCCGCTCCACTTGCTGAGGGCATCAATTGCCCCCTGTGTCATTTCAACTACCTTCGGGTCGCCCGTAACGTTCACGTTCTGCACCGACTCCCCGAGTATCTTCTGCAACTCGGCAATGTCCCGAAACGAAAGGGTCTCGTCCTTGCTTGCGTTGGACAGGGCCTTCGCAATAAGGTACTCCCTCTTCGTCATCGGGGACTCTTTGCTTATCTTCTCTTCCAATGCCGTTCGCAGGGTTTCCGCAATGCTCCTGTTCGCCTTTCGGGCTTCCGCTGCCTTGCGCTGCATCTCCCTTGCGTTGGCCGATGTTATCTTCTTATCGGGGCTTGCTGACACTCCTTTCACGAAGCGCCCCTGTTTATCTCGCTCCATTTTGCGTTTATTTGCGTTTTAACGGGCTTTCGCCCTTCCTGTGGTATAATTGCCCATCCTGTCTACGAACGTGCGACAGGGGGAATTTCGTGACGGAATAAGGTGTCGCCCTTGTTCCGCCTGTGCAGCCTGTACGGGACGGGGATACGGCTGCGGTCATCATCAATTCGCCTGCTTGCTGCTCCGCTTGTGGGGTCAGCAGATGACCTCAAATGTGTGTATGTTCTCGCCCCTCGCTTGTCCGTTATTTCCTCATAGGCTCTTGCTTGTATAGTGTAACGAATCGGGCCAAGACCTTTTCGGCATAGGCCCTGTCGGTATAGTGTCTTCGTCCGTAGAACTTGTCGGGAAACCATTTCCGCAACCCTTCGTCCCACTGCAACGTCCCGATCAAATATCCAATCCGGTCGCTCAGTACCTGCACGCCCGTTGCGTTCGCTCCCCCGTAGGCGTTTGTCCCAGCATCCCTCGGAAAGTCGGGGATATAGTTCTTCTTGAAATCCTCACGTGCGTTGTAGCACTTGCGGAAATACTCGGGTTGCATACGCACCAAACCCAAACGGCATCGCATCACGTATTCTTCCCCGCACTTGTGGCAAGTCCCGCACCTGTTCGGCAATATTAGCCCGCTGCCATACTTTCGGACATTGGCCTTATAAATCATCGGCCTCCTGTAGTCGGGCGTGATACAGGTGGAAATCTTGTCCAATAAAGCCCGATTGTATTTGTAGATGATATAATATGCGTGAGTGGTGCTGAACAGGTACGTTTTGAATCCGGCTACATACTTTTTCCGTTGGGCGAAACGCATAAGGGCATAAATCAAATCTTGGCTATCCGACATATCTATGTCCATATTCCCGTGAGTGGTGTTCTCATCAAAGTGGCTGCCGATTGCATAGTAGCCCGCCCCGATGCTTGCCCCGTAGTCCATCATCGCACAAAGGATAAGGAGGTTCTTCAGCGGGTGGTCACGATGCTCCTTCGTCCCCGTTACCTTGAGGTTCACTTCCGCAAGGGGAAAGCCCGTAGCCTGTGCGACATCCTCCGCACACCGCTTCTCGCTGGGGACGGATTTGTTCAGCCCCTCCAAGAACAACAGGTGCGGGGAAAGCCCCTCGGCCTGTGCTGACAGGGCAGATGCAAGGCAGTCCTTCCCGCCCGAAAAGCCGACAACGATTTTGCTCCTGTCAATCGGGTGCTCCGGCAACGGCCAATCAACACACCGCCCCGCAGGGGCAGGGACTCCGGCCCTCTTGTGCAGGGCGCAGAGCATCTTCCGGATTTCAAAAGGGGCATCCACCGCCTTCGGGAACTCCCCTTCGGAATATAGTTCGTACAGGGGTGCGAAATGCCTTGTAAGGTGGAAACCCTGTGGGATGTTATTAAGTGTCTGCATCTATTCCGTTCTTTCAAATTTGGCCCGAATTAAGGGAATCAAGGGGGCATCCTGTTCCTTCCTCCTTGCTGGGTCTGCGTTGTCGAACTCGGCAACGAACCTGCACTCGGGGAAGGCCATTGCGAGGCACAGGATGGTCTCCCCGCTCCCTGTCGGTATCGTGTGGGTATGGCCCGCCACGAACCGCCCCTCCAACTTAATGCGGAGGCGCTCCGCAATGTGCAGCATCACGTCCATCGGGAGGTGTCCGCTTGTGGCATCGAAGGCCGTTGGGAACAACCTGCGGATTTCTTCCTGCGTGAACCATCTGCGGGCCTCCATATCCCCGCTCGGGGAAATGTCCAGCACATTGACCCCCGCCCTCCGTAGTTCCCTGCTTGCGTTGCCACAGGAAAAGCAAACGGCATAGCGGATGCCGTTCCGCTCCATATACTCACGGATTACCTCAGCCCGAACCCTCTTTTCGGTTATGTTAATATCACTCGGCATCATTGTCGAAATAGTCTGCGAAATCCTCGCCCCTGTAATCGAAGGCGGGCAGTTCCTTTGAAATCATTGCGGGGTTGCCCTTGTAGAAGACGAGGACGTTTTGGTGCACCTTCACGACCTTGCGGGCCTTCATATTTTGATTCGCCCTAATGGCAGCCGTTCCGATGCTCTGGTACAGGATTATTTCGTTGTAGTACTTGAACCCGATGTCGGTCATCGTAGTTATATTATCCCCAACGAAATTCCGGTAAACGCCCGTCTTCTTGTCACGTATCTCACCGACCTTGACAACGAGGAAAGAGCCTTCCTTCATCATTTCGTAGCACTGCTTGAAGATGGTCTTGTATGCTGCCATAAACTCCTCATAAGTGCCGAGGGCCGAAAGGTCGTTCTTGCTATAGATTTCAAGGTCATAATAAGGAGGAGAGGTAAAGCACAGGTCGAATTCCCTCTTCTGCACAATGCCGGATATCTTTGTGCTATCCCCGCAATAGTAGTGAACTTTGGGGTAGCCCTGTGTCGCTTCCTTATCCACCTCCACTTGCTCGGGGCGAATTTCGACTGCGTGATACTCCATTCCAAGTTCGCCCGCAACAACGCCCTTCGTCTGTTCCCCGCCAAAGGGGTCAATAACCGCTCCGCCCTGTTTGCAGAACCACTTCATAATCAACTCCGCAAGTACTGGGTCGAAATTGGACGTGCCCCCGTTTATCGTGTTCAACAGGGAAGCCCCGTTGCCGTTGCTGCCGATTGTGCCATACTCCCCGTCCCTTGTTTCACTGAGGTCGCCCGTCTTTTCAAGCCACCACGTCTTCCGCTTAGTCCAGTACTCCTTCTTTGTGTCCAGCACACTAAAGGGAGGGACGATGAACTTGTCCACAAGTTTCCCCGCCTTGGAATCGTCCAACGTGTAACCCTCATCCTCCGGCTCTTCCGTGTTCCAAGTGGGTACACCGAACTCGGCCAAAGGTAGATCGTCCCACTCGTTGGCGAGGGCATCGTAGTCCCACGAACCGAACGACCCGTTATCAAGGATTGACCTTCGCTTTATCGTTTCCCTGTCCTCTTCCGTTTCGGGGGTGTACACCACCACAGGGACACTCTTCAAGGCAAGGCCCTTCGATGCGGTGTAACGCAGGTTTCCGGCAAAGACCACGAATTTCCCCTCGTGCGGTATTGCGAGGATAGGCCGGTCTTC